AACGCGGGGGAGGGCTCCGGAAGGTCCGTCAGGTTCAAAGGGGTCCCCCCGGACCCCCAGCCGTCACGCAACGTGATGGTGCTCGATGCCGCGCAACGCGGCCGGGAGGTGAACGACGATGGCCCGAGGCGGAGCACGTGCCCGGTCCGGCCCGGCGCCGGACCCGAACGCCCTGCGGCGGGAACGGCCGCAGGACAAGGCGGGCTGGACCGTCCTGCCCGCCGGCGGCCGGGCAGGCCCGGCGCCCGTGTGGCCGCTGACCGACGCGACGGTCCGCGAGTTCGACGTGTGGCGGGAGCTGTGGTCCCGCCCGCAGGCCGTCGCCTGGGAGGCGATGGGCCAGGAACTGGAAGTCGCCCTGCTGGTCCGCACTCTGGTGGAAGCCGAGGAACCCGGCGCGAGCAGCGAGCGGCGCAAGCAGCTGCGCGGCTACCTCGACAGCCTGGGCCTTTCGGTCTCCGGGATGCTGCGCAACCGGTGGCGGATCGCGCCGCCGGACGCACCGGAGGAGCCGGCCGCCCCCGACGGCGGTGACGAGGGGCACCCGCCGCGGCGGTCGGCGCGCGACCGGATGAAGGTCATCGAAGGTGGCGGCGGCTAACGCCACCGACGGGTTCGTTGTCGACTTCCCCACGCTCTGGGTCGTCCCCGACTGGATCGAGGCGCACTGCCCGGTCCCCGACGGCGACCGCCGCGGCGAGGACCTGGAGCTGTACCCGTGGCAGCTGTGGTGCACCGTCAACCACTACCGGATCAAGCCGGGCGCGCGCCCGGGTCAGCTGGCGTCCGCGTTCTTCTACCGGCGCAGCCAGGTGGTGGCGCCGCAGAAGACCGGCAAGGGCCCCTGGTCCGCGACGATCGTCCTGGCCGAGGCCGCCGGCCCCACGGTGTTCTGCGGCTGGGCGTCCGGTGGGGAGAAGTACCGGTGCGCGGACTGGGGATGCGAGTGCGGCTGGTGGTACGCCTACCGGACGGGCGAGCCTATGGGCCGGCCATGGGCCACGCCGCTCATCCAGCTCACGGCCACGTCGGAGGACCAGGTCGCCAACGTCTACCGGCCGCTGCAGCAGATGGTGAAGCTCGGCCCGATGTCCACCCTGATGCGGGTCGGGGAGGAGTTCACCCGCGTCGGTGACGCCGGGATGATCGAGACCGTCACCTCCTCGGCGCTGTCCCGGCTGGGCAACCCGATCACCTTCGCGGGCCAGGACGAGACCGGGCTGTACACGGCGGCGAACAAACTGCGCCGGGTCGCGGAGACGCAGCGGCGTGGCGCGGCCGGCATGGGCGGCCGGACGATGGAGACCACCAACGCGTGGGACCCCTCCGAGGGCTCCGTCGCACAGACCACGTCGCAGTCCAAGCGGCGCGACATCTTCCGGTACCACCCGCAGGCCTCCAAGTCGTTGTCCTACCGGGACAAGCGGCAGCGCCGGCGCATCCACCGGTGCGTCTACGCCGGCAGTGCGCACGTCGACCTCGACAACATCGAGGCCGAGGCCGCCGAACTGCTGGAACTCGACCCCGCCCAGGCCGAACGGTTCTACGGCAACCGGTGCGTCGCCGGCAGCTCCAGCTGGCTGGACGGGGCCCGGTGGGCGGCGAAAGCACAGCGCCGGCGGGTGCCGCCGCTCACCCGCGTGGTCCTCGGGTTCGACGGCTCGGACGTGGACGACTGGACCGCGATCCGCGCCCAGACGATGGACGGTTACCAGTTCACGCCGCTATACGGGCCGGACGACACACCCACAGTGTGGAACCCGGCCGACCACGGCGGGCAGGTCCCGCGCGGCGAGGTCCGGGCCGCTGTCGAGCAGCTGTTCCGCCGCTACGACGTGGTCCGCATGTACGCGGACCCTCCGTACTGGGAGACCGAGGTGGACGACTGGGTCGACGTCTACGGCGAGGAACGGGTCATCCGCTGGCACACCCGGCGCCTGGTCCAGATGTACGCCGCCGCCGAGCGGCTGAAGACGGATGTCCTCAAGCGCAACACCGACGGCCGCGCGGGCGCGTTCACGCACGACGGCTGCGAGTGGGCGCAGGACCACATCGAGAACGCGCGTGCCTCGGCGCGTCCGTCGGGTCTGTATCTGCTGAAGAAGGCCAGCCCGCCGCAGAAGATCGACACAGCGATGGCGTCGATCCTGGCGCACGAGGCGTGGGCGGACTGCATCGCCGCGGGCCTCGCTGAAGCCGAAGTGTCCTACTACCACGGCGCATAACCGAAAGGGGGTGGTGTGCGGGTGGCCACCTATGGGGAGGCGCTGCAGCTGGTCGCGCTGCTGGAGAACGAGCTGATCCGGCGGCGCACGGAGATCGACCGGAACGATGCCTACTACCGGGGCAAGCACCCGTTGCGGTACGCCAGCACGGAGTTCCAGAAGTACCACGGCGACAGGTACGCGGACTTCAGCGACAACTGGACGCAGGTCGTCGCGGACAGCCCGGTTGAGCGGATGACCGTGACCGGGTTCCTGGCGTCCGGGCAGACCGAGGCCGACAGGGGGCTGTGGGAGGTATGGAAGCTCAACGGCTGCGACGCCGATTCGCAGTTGGGTTTCCTCGGCTCCGTCAACAGCGCCCGCTCGTTCGTGCTGGTGTGGGGCGATCCGGACGACGATGAAACGCCGGTGGTCACCTTCGAGGACGCGTCGCAGTGCATCATCGCCTACGAGCCCGGGTCCCGGGTCCGCCGGCGGGCGGCGCTCAAGCGCTGGCAGGACGGCAACAAGGACTTCGCCACGCTCTACCTGCCGGACGAGCTGTGGAAGTTCGAACGCCCCATGCAGCGGCAGGACAAGAGCCCGCAGATGGCGGACGTGGACGAGGCGATGGCGCTGTGGCTGCCGGAGAGCGCCAAGCGCCGCCGGCCCTGGGAGCCCAGGGAGCTGGACACCGAGCCGAACCCGCAGCCCAACCCGATGGGGCTCGTGCCGATGGTCGAGCTGATGAACAAGCCCACCCTGGTGGGCGAGCCGATCAGCGACATCAGCGGCGTCACCGCCATGCAGGACGCCATCAACCTCCTGTGGGCGCAGCTGTTCACCGCGTCCGACTACGCGTCCTTTCCGCAGCGGGTCATCCTCGGCGCGGAACGCCCGATGATCCCCCGGATGAATTCGGCCGGTGAGGTCATCGGGAAGATGCCCGTGAACCTGGAGAAGTTCCAGGTGGACAGGGTGGCGTGGATCACCGGCAAGGACGCGAAGATCGCCGAGTGGCAGGCCGCGAACCTCGCCGCCTACACGCAGGTCATCGAGGTCGCAGTGGGGCACCTGGCCGCGCAGACCCGCACGCCCCAGCACTATCTGATCGGCAAGATGGCCAACCTCGCCGAGGGCGCGCTGCTCGCCGCGGAGACCGGTCTCGTGAAGAAGGTGGAGGAGAAGGAGCTGTGGTCCGGGGTGGGGCTGCGGGAGGTCGCCCGGCTGATCGCCCTGGCGCGGGATGAGAAGGCGAAGGCGAGGGCGCTGCGGGCCGGCACGGTGCTGTGGGCGGACGCCGAGAGCCGGTCGCACGCGCAGATGGCCGACGCCCTCACCAAGCTCAAGGCGCTGGGTTTCCCGTTCCAATGGTTGGCGCTTCGGTACGGGCTCACGCCGACGGAGGTCGCGGACGTCGTGGCGATGCGGGAGAAGGAACTGGAGGCGGACCCGATGGGCGCCATCACCCAGCTCATGGCCGGCGACCAGCCCGGCCGGCCGCCCGGCGAGGACGACCAGGACGAAGGCGAGCCGGATGAGGATGAGCAGGTTGGGGCCGCGGCGTGAGCCCCACCGAGCTGGCGGTCACCCACCAGCGGCAGCGCGAACGCCTCGCCACCGCCGCCGCCAAAGCTGCCGGGCAGGCGTGGCGGCGCATCGACGCCGACGACATCCGCGGCTCCTGGCAAGAACACCTCACCACCGCGCTCGCCGCCGTCACCGGCGCGCAGCTCGGCGCCGCGCAGACCACCGAGCCGTGGCTGATCCAGCTGCTGGGCCGCGACGTCCAGCCACCGGAAGCAGACCGGCTCGCTCCGCAGGCGCTGGCCGGCACCACCCTGGACGGCCGGCCGCTCGCCTCCGCGCTGCTGTTCCCCGCCATCACCGCCCTGACCGCGATCGGTAACGGCGTGCCGCTGCTGCGGGCCCTGGCCGGAGGAGCGGCGCTGCTGGACCTGACCGTGCGGACGCTGATCACGGACACCGGCCGGGCCGCCGACCAGGTCGGCATGATCACCCGCCCGGCCGTCACCTCCTACATCCGGGTCGTCTCCTCCGGCGCCTGCAGCCGCTGCACGGTGCTGGCCGGCCGCGAGTACGGCATCAGCTCCGGGTTCCTGCGGCACCCGCGGTGCGCGTGCGGGATGGAGCCCATCACCCGCCAGCACCGGCCGGCCCCGCAGTCCCCCGAGGCGATCTTCGACGCCATGTCACCGGCCCAGCGTCAGAAGCGGTTCGGCGAGGACGGCACGAAAGCCATCGAGGACGGCGCCGACGTCGGGCAGGTCGTCAACGCCCGCCGCGGCATGAGCAGCGCCGGCGCCTACCGGCGCAAGCTCACCGCGACGACCAGCGAGGGAACCACCCGCCGCGGTGTCCACTTCCGCCGCGAGTTCCAGCGGCTGCAGGACGCCGGCGACATCCCGCGCAGCGCCACCAGCCGAGGCCGCCGGCTGCAGTCCCCGCGGCTCACCCCTGAGGAGATCTACCGCACCGCCCGCTCCCGCGAACAGGCGATCGAGATGCTGCGGCTGCACTCCTACCTGATCTGACCGGCGCAACGCCGGCCACACCACCCGCAACGGGAGACACCACCATGCGCACTCTGCCTGTCCACCCGGTCACCGGCGCCCGCGCGCTGGGCTGGCGCAAGGCCCGCCCCGGCGAAGACGACGCCGAGCTGTACCCGCTGTGGCCCATCCTCGGCGCTGCCGAAGACGACGCCGACGAGGACCAGGACGACGACGCCGACGACGCCGACGACTCCGAAGAGGACGACCAGGACGAGGACGCCGGCACCGGCGGCGACGACCAGGACGACGACACCGGAGAAGACGGCAAGGGCTCGGGCTCGGACGCCGGTGACGGTGCGCCGCTCGGGCCCAAGGGCGAAAAGGCCCTCGCCCGGATGAAGGAGAAGCTGCGAGCCGAGCGCGCCAAGCGCCGCGAAGCCGAAGGCAAGCTCACCGCCGGCAGCGGCGACGAAGCCGAGCAGGAACGGCAGAAGGTCCAGCAGGCCGCAACGGCCAAGGCCAACGCCCGCATCCTGCGCTCCGAAGTCCGCGCCGCCGCGAAGGGCAAGCTCGCGGACCCGAAGGATGCACTCACGTTCCTCGACCTCTCGGCATTCGAGGTGGACGAGGACGGTGACGTCGACGTCGATGAGATCGAAGACGCCATCGACGAACTGATCAAAACCAAGCCCTACTTGGCAGCGCAAAGCACCAAACGGTTTCAGGGCACAGCTGACGGCGGCGCCGCGCGCAAGGCGGGCAGGCCCCGGCAGCTCACGGACAAAGACCTCGACCGTATGTCGCCGGAAGAGATCGTCAAGGCCCAGGATGACGGGCGCCTCGATGACCTCCTCGGCACTGCCTAACCAAGGAGGGCCCCACCATGGCCATCACCCGATTCAGGCCGCAGATCTGGTCCGCCAGGCTGCTGGTCGCCTGGCGCAAGAGCCTGGTCTACGCGGGCCCCGGCATCGTCAACCGGGACTACGAAGGCGACATCGCCGAAGCCGGCGACGTCGTCAAGATCACGTCCATCAGCGACCCGACGATCGATGACTACGAGGCGAACGTCACCGTCATCGCCCCGGAGGAACTGACCGACGCCCAGCGCAATCTGGTCATCGACCAGTCCAAGTACTTCGCCTTCAAGGTCGATGACGTCGACAAGAGGCAGGCGCGCGGCAACGTCATGCCCGAGGCGATGAGCCGGGCGGCGTACCGTCTGGCCGACGTCGCGGACCAGTTCGTGGCCGGCCTCTACACCGGCGTCGCCGCGGCGAACGACCTCGGCACCATCAGCGTGCCGGCCGCCACGCCGACCGCGTTCTACGACGACATCCTCGTACCCCTCGGTGTCGTCCTGGACGAGGCCGACGCGCCCAGCGAGGGCCGGTACGCCGTCGTCCCGCCGTGGGCCTACGGCCGGCTGCAGCGCGATGACCGGTTCATCGACGCCTCCAAGGCCGGCACCACCGCCGGCCTGCGCAACGGCCAGGTCGGCATGGCCGCCGGCTTCACCATCCTGAAGTCCAACAACACCCCCGCACCCGTCGGCGACGACAACGTCGTGCAGGCCGGCGTCTCCGGCGCGATCAGCTTCGCCGAGCAGATCAACAAGACCGAGGCCTACCGCCCGGAAAGCTCCTTCTCCGACGCCGTCAAGGGCCTCGCCCTGTACGGCGCGAAGCTCGTGCGCCCCGACGGCATCGCCGTGGCGACCGCCTCCCAGACCTGACCGGAAAGGACACCAACAGATATGGCACGCACCGCAGTACCGCACAGCGACCTGGCCGCCAACTCCGACACCGACGATCCGGCCGGGACCGCGCTGAACGCCGGCGTCGGCAACGGCCACACCATCGCCGCCGCCGAACCCGAGTGGACTCTCCTGCGCGTGGACGCGTCCGCCGGAGGTGACATCACCATCCTGGCCGGCGACTCCCCGCCCGCCATCGCCGCCGGGCAGGGCGACCTGGTCGTGGCCGTCGGCATCGAAACCCGCTGGATCGGCCCGCTGGAGTCCGGGCGGTTCCTGCAGAACGACGGCAGCGTCCTCATCGATGTCGAGGCCGCCACCGCCGGCACCATCACCGCCTTCCGAGTGCCGAGGTACACCTGATGACCGAACTCCCCGACGACGTCAGCCCGGAAGAACTGGCCGCCGCGCTGCAGCTGGTCAAGCAGCGCCGCGCCAGCTCGGCCTCCCGCACCATCTTCGTGCGCGGCGAGGGCGGCGCCGTGTTCGAGATGGACCCGGACCGGATGTCCAAGGAGGTGCGCCGCCAGATGCAGCTCGGGCGGCTGCGCCGGGTCAACCCCGACGGCACCCCGTACCGGCGGCCGGGCGCGGCCTCGCCCGATCCCGACCCGGGAACGGACAGCGGCAACGCGGGCGGCAGCGCGCTCACCGAGGGCCGCACTCCGCGCCCGGCGAAGAACGCCCGGAAGGCGGACTGGGTGCTGTATGCCGTCGCTGCCCTCGGCGTCGACGCGGAGGACGCCGAGGGCATGAGCAAGGGCGACCTCATGGAGCTGCCCGACCCGCCGCCCGACACCCCACCGGCCGCGCGCCCGGGGAAGGGCGGCCCGCCGGCGGACGACGCCCCCAAGTCGGTGTGGATCGACCACATCGTGAGCCTGGGGCTGCTGGCCCGGGAGGACGCCGAGGCCTACACCCGCGATGACCTGATCGCGATGGTCACCTGACACACAGGAAAGGGGGTCTGCTGTGGCGCTCGACCCGCTCGCCAGCCTCGCTGACGTTACCGCCCTCGGGCTGACGCTGGAGGCCGGCGAGGACGCGCTGATGGTGACCTATCTGGCCGCCGCCTCGGCTTCGGTCCGGGAGGCGGCCGGGGTCCCGATCAGCGAGACCACCTCGACCGTTGCCATGGAGGGTCCGGCCACTCAGTGGCTGACCCTCCCGGGCCCGCCGGTCACCGCGGTGGCCAGCGTCGCCATCGACGGCCAGGAGGTGACGGACTGGCGGCTGCGGGACAGCCGGCTGTGGCGGGCGGCCGGCTGGTCACCGGCCTGTGAGCCGTCCGACGTGACCGTCACGCAGACCCACGGCCTGCCCACCACACCGGCGGACATCGTGATGCTGGTCGCCCGGATCGCTACCGCGACCCTCCTCGCCTGGCGCGCGGCCCCGGACGGATCCGGACTGGCGGCCGTCAACATCCGGCAGGAGAGCCTGGGCGACTACTCCGTGAGCTACGGGGCTGACGGGGGGATCACCGAGATGGAGCTCCCGCAGTATCTGCGCGAGCAGCTGGCCGCCCGGTTCGGCGGCGGCATCGCGCTGCTGAGGTCACGGTGAGCCCGGCCGGCCGGATGCGGGTCGGGCACCTGCTGAACCGGCGCCTGCAGGTATGGCGGCCCACCCGCGAACCGGACGGGTACGGCGGCCACACCACCGTCATGATGCAGCAGCCGAACCCGGTCCGGGCGAAGGTCGACCAACCATCCACGCGGGAACGGATGCTGGCCGCACAGGCCTCCTCCGAGCACACCCACACCGTCTACCTCCTGCCCGCCGCCGACGTCCGCCGACAGGACGAACTGCGCGACGCCGCCACCGGCGAGACATGGCGGGTCCTGGCCGTCGCCCACCCGAGCACCCCCATCTACCGGCGGGCCGAGTGCCGGCTAATCCAGAGTGAAGGAGAACCCGATGGCTGACCTGGCCACGACCGAGATCAAAACCGCCGACCCGGCCACTGACCTGGACGGCGACCTGGTGGCCGCCGCGGTCGGCGGCGACACCGCCGAGATCGGACCGGGCCACTTCCTGCTGGCCCTCAACAGCCACGCCGCCGAACCGCGGACCGTCACCGTCGATATCCCCGGCGAGCCCGACGGGCACGCCATCACCGACGCCGCACTGACCATCGCGGCTCTGGACTACGGGATCATCCCGCTGACCGTCCTGTTCCGTGGCACCACCGGCCGCGCGGTGATCACCTACAGCGACGCTGCGGCAGACCTCACCGTCGCCGTGTACAAGCTCGGCCGATGACCGCCCACGACGTGCCGGCCCCGCGGTTGCCGGAGCTGGACCCGCACGAGCTGCGCGCCCGCGCGGAGACCGAGGCGGAGTCTGGCGACTACGCCGCGGCGACCGCGCGTTCCCTGCTCGCTATCGCCGGCGAACTCGCTCTCATCCGGAAGCTGATGCAGAAACGGAAGTGATCGCGATGGCAGCACCCAGAAGGCGCCCACGGCCCAGCGGCGGGGGCGGCCGGAGCGTGAGGGTCGACGGTATAGACCGCCTGCGGGCCCGCCTGGAGGACCTGCCAGACGAGCTCAAGGACGCCCTCCGCGAGGCTGTGCGGGAGTCGGCGGAGGCGATCCGGGACGAGACCGCGCGCACGGTGCCGCGGGCCTCGGGCACCCTCGCCGAAACCGTCAGCATCCGTTACGAGGACGACGGCCTGCGGGCGACCGTCGGCTGGCATGACGACAGCGAGGACTACGCGGCGTATGTCGAGTACGGCACCCGGTCCCGGCCGGCGCAGCCATCCCTGCTCCCGGCGCTGGAGGCCGAGCGGCCCCGGGCGAAGAAGCGCATCACGGCCGAGGTGCGGAGGGCCCTGCGGTGAGCACGCCCGCGACGTCGCCGATGCTGGCGATTCAGCAGGCGGTCTATGCGCTGCTCACCGCGGATGCGCAGCTGATGGGTCTGCTGTCCGGGGACGGCGTGTACGACGGCGCCCCCGAGGGGGCGCCGTATCCCTATATCGATCTGGGTGAGGCGGTCGAGTCCCCGGACAACACTCATGACGGGTGGGGCCGGCAGACGGTCATCACGCTGCACGTCTGGACCCAGCATCACGGCCACTCCAAGGGCCTGACGATCGCCGCGCGGGTGCTGCAGGTGCTGGACCACCAGCCGCTCACCATCGCCGGCCACCGCCACATCAGCACGCGGTACGAGTCCATGCAGACGCTCACGGACCCGGACCCGCCCGGGGATATCCGGCACATCCCGATGCGGTTCCGCGTCACCACCGAACAGAACGACTGAGAAAAGGGAGGGCCGCTATGTCCGGAGTGGACGCGTTCGGTACGCAGTTCAAACGGGATACGACCGGGTCCGGGACCTTCGCGGCGATCGGAGCCGTGGCGGATATCCAGGGGCCGGATAAATCCAGGGAGGCACTGGAGTCCACCACCCATGACTCCCCGAACAAATACAGGGAGTTCGAGAAGGGCCTCAAAGACGGCGGGGAAGTGACGCTCGATATCCGCTACGACCCCGGGAATTCGACCCACGCAGACCTCGAGGCCGACTACGAGGAGGACGACCGGCGGGACTACCAGGTCGTGATCAGGCCCGGCACCGCGGGCGAGAAGACCATCGAATTCTCGGCGCTCATCACTGGCCTGTCCCACGCCTTCCCCCACGACGACCTCATGCAGCTCAACGTCACCATCAAGATCTCGGGCAAGCCCACCATCACGGCGACGGGGAGCTGACATGGCACTGATGAGCAAGGACCAGATCAACAAGGCTGTCGACCGGAAATGGGAAGACGTCCCCGTGCCCGAGTGGGGCGACGGCGAAGTCCGGCTCATGGAGCTGTCGGCCGCCGACCGCGGCTACATGGAGGCAGGGTCCGTCGTCGCGCAGGGGATGGATCCGAGCCTCCGGGTGGAGTCCCTGAAGCTGTACCGGCAGCGGCTTGTCGCGTTCGGCATGGTGGATGACAACTTCAACCGGGTGTACAACAACACGACCATGCGCGAACTCAACGACAAATCCGGGGCGGTCATCGAGCGCCTGGCGGCGAAGGTCCAGGAGCTTTCCGGCATGGGCAAGTTCGCCATTAAGGAAGCCGAAAAAAACTCCGACGCCTCCCCGCCCGGAGATTCCGATTCCGGCTAGCTGAACACCTCGGGATGACGGTGGCCGACCTGGAATCCCGGATGGGGTCGGCCGAGCTCACCGAGTGGATGGCCTATGAGGAAATGACCGGGCCGCTCGGCAGGCGGCGCCAGGACATCCAGGCGGCCACCGTTGCGGCCGCCATCGCCAACTCCACCCGCGGGAAGCGCGGCCGGAAAGCGGCGATAGCGGACTTCCTTGTCCCCTACGGAGAGCAGGGCGAGAAGAGCCCGGAGCAGATCCTGCAGGCGTTCGAGGCGATGGGGGGTGACGAGCGTGGCGGACGTGACGATTGACATCGACACCGATATCGGCAACACCTCGGCCACCATCGACGCCGCCAGCAGCAGCCTGGACGATCTCGACAGCGCCGCGGGGGGCGCCGCGTCCGGTCTCGATGACGCCGGCGCCGCGGGCCGCGAGGCCGGCAGCCGGATGGACGCGGTCGGCGTCGGCGCACTCGGCGCATCCGCAGCCCTGGCCGGCCTCGGCGACATCACCCAGCAGGCCAGCGACCTGTGGAACATCGCCGAGCGCCGGGCCGATGACCTCGCCCAGGCCGAGATCGATGTCGAGCAGGCCTCGATGGACATGGAGCAGGCCCAGCGGGACGCCACCCAGGCCGCCCTGGACCTGGAGCAGGCCAACATCGACCTGGAGCAGGCGACCCTCGACGTCAATCAGGCGCAGATCGACGGCGCTCAGGCCGGGCTCGATGTGGAGCAGGCCGCCATCGATGCCCGCCAGGCGCAGGAGGACTACACCGAGGCCGTCGAAGAATTCGGGAAGAACTCCATCGAGGCCGAGCAGGCTGCACTGGATCTCAAGCAGGCGGACCTGGACTCCACCCAGGCGAAGGAGGACGCCAAGCAGGCCACCGAGGACGCCGAGCAGGCCATGCTGGACGCCAAGCAGGCGACCGAGGACTACGGGCAGGCCACCGCCGACGGCGAGCAGGCCCTCCTCGACGGCCGCCAGGCGCAGCTGGACCTCAACGCCGCCCAGCGCAACATGGTCGGCCCGGAGGTGATGGGCTCCTGGATCGGCATGGCATCCTCCGTCGGCTCGGCCGTCTTCGGATTGATCGGCATGCTCACCCTGCTGCGCGGGGGGATGCTGGCCGGCGCCGCGGCGTCCGTGGCGTCAGCGGCGACGACCGCGGTGGCCTGGGTCGGCTCCTGGATCGCCATGGGTATAGCGGCGATGGCCAACGCCCTCGTGATGGCCGCCGCCTGGATCGTCGCCACGGGCGGCCTGATCCTCATCGTCGCCGCCGTGATCGCCCTGGTCGCGCTGGTCATCGCCAACTGGGACACCGTCAAGTCCGTCACCGTCGCCGTGTTCACCGCGGTGTGGGACTTCCTCGTGGGCGTGTGGAACGGGATCACCGGGTTCATCGGGGACGCGATCGGCACCGTCAAGGGGATCTTCATGCGGTTCCACCCTCTCGGGATCTTCATCTCGAACTGGGGGTCGATCAAGGGCTGGGTCTCGGGCGTGTTCGACGACGTCGTCTCGACAGTCACGGGCCTGCCCGGCCGCATCAGCCGCGCCGCGTCGGGCATGTTCGACGGGATCAAGTCCGCCGCGCGGTCGGCGTTCAACGGCGTGGCCGGCTTGTGGAATTCGTCGGTCGGCAGCCTGAGTTTCAAGGTGCCCGGCTGGGTCCCAGGTATGGGTGGCAAGGGATTCTCCATGCCCACTATCCCGACCCTCGCCGAGGGCGGTATCACCACCGGCCCCACGCTCGCCATGATCGGCGAGGGCCGCGAGCAGGAAGCCGTGCTGCCCCTGTCCAAGCTCCGGGGCCTGATGGACATGCGGGGCGGCGGCACTCAGCGTGTGGTCATCGACGTCAACGGCGGAGAGGACGCGTTCGTCGATTTCATCAAGGCGATCACCCGCACAGCCGGCGGCGGCTCCATCATCGAACTCGCAGAGGGGTGAGCTGACATGGTGACTTTTCCGCCGGAGATCACCGGGGAGATCCTGGTTGACGGCATTTGGCAGCGCGTCCCCATGCGCACCACACCGCCCATCACCATCACCCGGGGCCAGTCCGCGGAGGGCGGCCAGGCCCAGCCCGGCAAGGCCCGGGTGCGGATCAACAACCGCGACGGCACCTACTCGCCGCGCAACCCGCGCTCGCCGCTGTACGGGCGGATCGGCCGGAACACGCCGTTCCAGGTGAGGGTGGGGGACCTGCCCACGCCACCGGACCCGGTCGTCACCGACGTGTTCGACCGCACCGAGACCGACGGCTGGGGGGACGCTGATTCCGGGCAGACGTGGACCCACTTCGGCGGGGCCGCGGAGGACTACTCGGTGTCGGACGGGGCCGCCCGTATCAGCGTGGACGTCCTGGACGCGTTTTTTCAGTCCGTGCTGGACGATGCGACTGTGGGGGACTTCGACGCCACATACGCGCTGTCGGTGGATACCGCGCCGGCCGACGTGGTATCCGAGGAAGCGATTCTGGGGTCATTTTTCGGGCGCGTCACCGCGGCCCGGGACGGCGCCTACATGGTTAACGTGGGACTACGGGTGGACACCGGCGTGCCCGGCGGCGGCCGCCGGGTAGCGGTGAACATCAACCGCCTCGATGCCGGCGACATCACGGTGCTGTGCCGGCAACGACCCGTCCCGGGGCTCGTCTACGCGCTGGATGTGCCGCTGCGCGTGAGGGTCCGCATGGACGGCCCCGATATCCGGGTGCGGGTATGGGCCGATGGCGAGAGCGAGCCCGCCGCCTGGCACGCCCAGGTCCATGACGAGACCTACACCAGCGGCGATGTCGGCCTGTACGCGATGATCACCGCCGCCGACACCGCGCTGCCCGTGACCGTGTCGTTTACGGATCTGGAGGTCCGACCGCTGGTCCAGGACACCGGCGTGGTGCGCCTGGCCGGTGAGGTCCCTGCGTGGCCGCCGCGCCGCTCGCTGGGCAAGGACCGCTGGTCGCCGATCGCTCCGGCCGGCGTGCTGCGGCGCCTCGGCAAAGGCCAGCGCCCGGTGAAGAGCGTGATGCGCCGTCAGATCCCGTCCCTGTTCCCGCTCGGCTACTGGCCGCTGGAGCCTGATGCGCGCCTGGGGTCCGGCGTGCCGTATGGGCAGCGGCTGACCCGGGCCGACCTGGACTACGACCACATGGACGCGACCCTGCCCGGCTCCGATGCGCTGCCCGCCGTCGGCCCCGGCGCCCGCATCATCAGCGCTCCCGTGGCATCCGAGGGCCTTACCTCGTGGAACGTGTCACTCATGTTCCGCTTCGCCGAGACTGATTTCCCGGCCGCGGGTGAGCACCGGATCCTGCGGTTCACGACCGCCGGCAGCGCGGCCCTGATCTGGGTGGTGACCGCCGGGATCGTGTCGGGCGGCAATCGCGGCCTGCGGCTGACGCTTTACGACGCGGACAGTACCGAGCTGGATACCGCCGTGGCGACGCATGACGGCGCGCTCGCCGCGGGCGGCCCGGGACTGCTCGATGCGTGGAGGGTGCTGCGTATCGTGGCCGAGCAGGTCGGCGCCGATGTGGCCTGGCGGGTCGACTGGCTGGACCTGGACGCCAGCACGTGGGGATCCGGCGGCACCCTCGCCGGATCCAGTGTCGGCAGTCCGTACCAGATCAACACGGCCATCGGGGCCGGTGTCACCCGTATGCACCTGGGGCACCTCGGCGTCTGGGGCACCCGCTTCACCACCGGGTACTCCCACGCGCCGACCCTGCCGGAGCTGGGCAGCAACGCACCCGCCGCCGGCATGCCCGGGCAGCCCGCCCGCGACTTCCTGGACCGCCTCGCCGCGTCCGAGGGCATGCCGCTGACCATCACCGGCCCGGCCCTGGAGCGCCTGGGGCCCTACCCGCCCGGCACCGCCCTGGGCCTGGCCCGCCAGGTCCAGCAGACGGAGATGGGCCTCCTGACGGAGGACCGCGCCGGGCTGCGGCTGGTCTACCGGGCGCGGGAAACCCTCTACAACCAGACCCCCGCGCTGATCATCGACTGGTCCTCCGGGCTGGTGTCGGATCCGGTCGAGCCGACCGACGACGACAAGCCTGTGGTCAACCGTGTCATCGCCCGCCGCCGCGGCGGGTCCGAGGTCGTCCGGGAGCTGACCGAGGGCCCGCTGTCCGTGCGGCCCCACCCGGACGGCGCCGGGGACTACGGGGCGGTCGCGGACACGATCGTTGCCGAGGACGAGCAGCTGCCCGGGCAGGCCGGATGGCGTCTGCATCTGGGCACCGCGGACGAGCTGCGATGGACGAAGCTCACCCTCGACCTGGCCAATGAGCGGGTCCGGCCACTCATCGACCAGATCCTGCAGGTCGGCGAGGGCGACATCATCCGCATCACCCACCCGCCCGACGATCTGCCGCCCGGCCCCATCGACATCATGGTCCTCGGCTACACCGAGACCCTCGGCGCGTACCGGTGGACCATCACGTTCAACGGTGCCCCGGCCTCCCCGTGGACCGTCGCCCAGAGCGCCGGCCAGGTCCGCGAGGATTTCGAGGACGCCGACCTGGCCGTCACCATCACCGACGCCGGCGACGCCGCGTGGGCCCGCACTGAGACCGAGGCGCACACCGGCACATGGTCGCTCGGGTCCGGAGCGATCACCGACGACCAGACGTCCGATGCGGTGGTCACCGTCCCGGCCGACGCGGTGGACCTCAGCGTCTGGTACAAGGTCAGCAGCGAACAGGGCTTCGACTTCCTCCGGATCCTGGTGGACGCCGAAGAGGTCCTGGCCGTCTCCGGCGAGGTGGGCTGGGCCCGCCTGACTGTCCCGGTCGACACCGCGTCGACGGTCACGTGCCGCTACACCAAAGACAGCAGCGTCTCCGAGGGCGATGACGCCGCTTGGGTCGATGACCTGCAGTTCACCCTCGCCGGCCAGACCGGAGACCCGCCGCAGCGTGCGGATACTGACGGCTCCGTCCTGGCCGCCGACGTCACCGCTACCGGCACCGAGCTGCTGGTCCATACCCCCGGCGGGCGGTGGGTCGCTTCCGGCGGCATCGCCCCTACCGACAGCGGTGACCTGCCGCTTCAGGTGCGGCTCACGCCGGACGGCGGCACCGGCGGCGAGACCGTCACCGTCACCGCGGTCGAGGACCTGGCCTGGGACCAGTTCGCACGCGCCGAGACCGACACCTGGGGTGACGCGGACTCCGGCCACACCTGGACAGAGACCGGCGGGGCCGCCTCCGACCGATCGGTGGACGGCACCTCCGGCGTCATCACCCTGCAGGCCGATCCGGACGAGTCCCGGATCCAGACGCTGGGCGAGACCATCACGGACTGCGAGATCCGTGTCAGGGTGTCGGTCGATCAGACGGCCACGGGAGGCTCCCTCACACCATGTGTGGTGTTCCGGTCCGACGGTCCCAGCGATTTCTACCGACTCCGCATGCACTTCACCCCGTCAGGCACGACCTTCTTGTCAGTCCTGCGATCCACCGCGCTGATCGGTGCTCAGGTACAGCTCCCGTGGCCCTATGCACCCGATGACCAGTTCGAGATCCGGGCGCGCATCGACGGCCACAGGATCAGGGCCAGGGCATGGCCGACCGGCACCGCCGAGCCGGCGATCTGGCATATCGACCGCACCGTCGACAGCGACACCATCGACACAGGCGATATCGGCCTGATCGGTGTCGCCCTGACCACCAACACCAACGTCACCCCCGCGCAGCGCTTCGACAACTACCAGGTGCGCACCCCGCAGCGCGTCACCGCCCAGCGGGCCGTCAACACCATCAGCCGGGGCTGGGACGCAGGCGACGACGTGCGCCTGGCCGTGCCCCCCATCGTCCCGCTCTGACGTCCCGCTCTGACCGAAGGAGAGCCCTGTGCCGTTTCCCGAGTGGGAGGCCGGAATGCTGATGACCGCTGGCCGGCTGAACGACAGAAACGTCCACCTGGTGGACCAGGGCGTGAACCAGCTCATCAACGACGAGGGGACGCTACAGGCCACCAACATCATCATCCCCGCCGACGCCGACGCGATCTACCACGTATCGCTGTACGCCGCGCTGCGCGCCGCGACATCGGCGGACGTGATCATCGCCTGGGACGTGCCGTCCGGGACCACCGCGCAACGTTTCGTCAACGGGCCCGGCGCGAGCGCGTCCGGCGCCGTCAACGATGTCACCACCGTCACCATGTTCCCGCCCGCCGGAGCCGCCACGGAATCGACCGTCGGCGGCCTGGGAGCCACCACATCGGTCGTGTACATCGAGGAAATCGCTTTCATCACCGGCGGCGTCGGTGGTGACATCACATGCCAGTTCGCGCAGGACACCGCCGAAGCGTCCAACGCCGAGTTCCGCGCCTTCTCCAAAGCCCTCTACCGCCGCATCGGCTAACCCCCGCCCCGCCCCGCCCCGTACCACCTGGTGCGGGGCTTCCTCATGCCCTGGAGGCACTGATGCCCACCCCACCCACCCCCGCGGCCGACGAACCGCTGCTGCACTACTTCGCCAGCGCCCACCTCCCGCCTCACCTGGCGGCGGTGTCCCGCCCTTTCGGTGACCTCGCCCACCAGGTCGTCGCCGGTCTGCCCCGCACCCCGGAGCGCACCGTGTGCCTGCGGAAGTTGCTGGAAGGCAAGGATGCGGCGGTCCGCTGCGCAGTGGATGCCTACCACGCCGCGCACACCACCGCGGGCGGGGGGACAGACTGATGGCCACACCACTCACAGCGGACAAGCTGCTCGCCGTGCTGCGTGCGGAGGGCGTCAGCGTCGTTGAGGTCGGGGGGTGGCGTACCCACAACAGGGGTGACCGCGGCACGGGGTGGGGGCCGGTGAACGGGGTGATACTGCATCACACCGTGACCAGCGACGGAGCCTCAGCGCTGGACCTGGTGCGCCGCGGCACGTCCTCCCTGCCCGGACCGCTGTATCAGAGTGTGGCGGACAAGCGGGGGCGGCTGCACCTGGTGGGGCATGGCCGTGCGAACCACGCCGGCCGGGGCGACCCCGACGTCCTGCGTGCGGTGATCCGCGAGGCGTCCACTCTGCCGGCGCCCAACGAGGCCACCACGGACGGCAATGCGCGGTTCTACGCGATCGCCGGGCTGAACTGGGGGGACACGAGGGACCCCTGGCCCGGTGCGCAGCTGGACTGCATCGCCCGGGCGGCGGCGGCGATCTGCCGGGCGCACGGCTGGAACCAGTTCAGCGTGATCGGGCATGCCGAGTGGCAGCCCGGCAAGGTCGACCCGCGCGGGCCGGGTATGCCGGCGGCGGTGATGATGCGGGATCTGCGGGGCCGGGTGGGGGAGTTGCTGGCGGGGAAGCCCGGCGCTGGCGCCGGTGGTGCCGGGGCGCACACGGTGCGGGCGGGGGAGACGCTGTCGGGGATCGCGCAGCGGTATCCGGGGGTGTCCTGGCAGGACATCGCGGCGGCGAACCGGCTGGGGCCGCCGTACACGATCTATCCGGGGGACCGGCTGGTCATCCCGGGTGCTCGGACGTACACGGTGCGGACGGGGGACACGCTGTCCGGGATCGCCGCGCGGTACGCCGGCGTTTCGTGGCAGCAGCTCGCCTCCGCCAACGGGATCACGAGCCCCTGGACCATCCACCCGGGGGACGTCCTCACCATCCCCAACCCGCAGTAGGAGTCGGCCATGAAGCATTCAACGAAGACCACTGTCCGCACGATTTTTCAGGCCGTCGTGATGACGGCGGTGATGCTGCCCGGGATCGTGGAGGCGTCCGGTGTGCCGCAGACGCTGCCGTGGGTCGCGGGCGGTCTGGCGGTCGCCGCGGCGGTCACCAGGATCATGGCGCTGCCGCGAGTGCAGGAGCTGCTGGATCGTCTGGGGCTGGGTACGGCCGAGGCGGACGGGCAGCTGCGCGCCGGTCTGGCGGCGCGGCGGATGGAGGACGGTACCCATGTGGTGGTGAACCTGGCCGGGGCGGATGCGGATCTGGCGCGGGGGATCCGTGAGTTGGTGCGCCGCGAGGAGGACGGTGGCGGGAGTGGCGGTGGCGGTGGGCCGGTCAGGGCGCCCTGGTGACGCCGCCTGAGACCTCTGCGGTTGCCGTTGTGCTGGGAGAGCTGCGCACTGATCTGCAGGCGGCGGGCCGGGACCTCGGGGAGATCAAGACCTCGTGCGCTGTCCTGGTCGAGCGGTCGGATCGGACGGAGCGGGATGTGCGGGATCTGGAGGTCCGCACTGCCGCCTTGGAGCGCCGGGTGTGGACCGCGTCGGGTGTTGCTGCGGCCTTCGGTGGCGCGGCCGGCTGGCTCGCGCAGGCCCTCGGCAGCTGACCGGGCGCCCGCCCACAAAGAAGGCCCCCCGCTCGGCTTCGGCCGGGCGGGGGGCCTTCTTTGCGCGTCCGGGGTCAGGTGGCGGGGCGGACGTCGGCCTCGTACTGGTGGTCGGCGTCGGGCGGGGAGTCGCGCCAGGTACCGACCACCTGCCAGCCGGCCCGGGCGAGTACCGCCGTGGCGGTCGTCGGGGACCAGGGGTCGCCGATCGGCTGGTCGTGCTCGTCCAGCTCGTCGCCGCCGTGCTCCAGGCAGTAGCCCAGCTCACCCCGGCGCGGGTCCGTGATGAAGGCGTGCCAGTCCGTCGAATGCTCGACCCTCGCGAGCAGCGTCTCGTTCATGCCGGACAGGATCGCAGGGCGGAAGGGGCACTCGCAGCTGAGCAGCACAGCGGCCCCACCTCCGCTCGGAGGTGGGGCCATCTGGTGTTCCCGCGGCGGAGAGCGGGGGTACCGTTCCAAATGCCTAGTTCGGAACGGAGTTCAGTATGCCCGATGACACCGACCAGCGGTATGACGTCTCTATCGGTCGCCGCATTCAGTCCATCCGCCACCAGCGCGGGTACAGCCAGCACGGCCTGGCGCAGCTCGCCCATGTCTCCTACAGCACCCTGACGAAGATCGAGACCGGACACCGAGCGGTGTCGCCTACGGTCGCCGCAGCGTGCGCCCAGGCCCTGCGCGTGCCCATCACCGACCTGACGGGACAGCCCTACTTCGACGCGCTCAAGCAGGACCAGCTGGAAGAGCTGGTGCAGCCGCTGCGCCACGCCGTCGCTAACCCCATGCTGCCGGCCGTCGACCTGGCGGCGCGGCCTCTCGCCGACGTGCGGCGCAACATTGAAGTGCTCGATGAGAGCAGGCTGCGCGGTGAGTACATGGCCATCGGCACGGAGGTACCCGCCCTCATCGATGAGCTGCTGCACCTCGCCGACACCGCGCCACCGGGATCGGGCCGGGAGCAGGCATACGACACCCTCGCCATGGCATATCGGCTGTCCAACAACTTCGCCCACAAGCTCGGCTTCCTCGACCTGGCGCTGCTGGCCCTGGACCGCATGGAGCAGGCAGCTGCCCGTGGGAATGACCCATACCTTCCCGTCGTGGTCTGCCACTACCGATCGAACTACTTCCTGCATCACGGCGCCTACGACGTCGGCCTCAGGGATGTCGGCGCAATGGAGCGGTTCCTGGCCGACCCGGTGCGGCGGGGTGACATGCGAGCGCTGTCCGCGATGGGGACGATGCACCTGAAGGCCGCGGTTCTCCATTCAAGGCAGCGCAAGGCGTCGTCCACGGCGGACGTTGACGCGCGGATCCAGGAGGCACGGCAGGTCGCGACGCACACAGCTGACGCCCCCGACCCCTACGGTCTGATCTTCGACCAGACAAATGTCGAGATCCACGCGACGTCAACTCGTCTGGATCTCGGCGATATCGGAGGTGCGGCCGAGCACGGCGAGCAGCTGCAGCTGCCCTCGGGGTGGGCGCTGAACCGGGCTGGGCACCATCACATGGATATGGCGCGCGCTTATGAGAAGGGTGGCCGGCGGGACGATTCGCTGGGCGCGCTGATGGACGCACGGGCTGCTGCGCCTGCTCAGACGCGGTATCACCCGACTACGAGGGAGACGACGCTGTCGCTGCTGCGGTGCTGGCGTACACCGCCGCCGGAGCTTCATTCCTTCGCGCGGTGGGTCGGGGTGTAGCGCGCCCGCGTGCTGGCGGCCAGCCCTCCGACTTTCCTTTTCTGTGAAAGTCGGAGGGCTTTTGCTCAGGCAGGCTAGTGACCGTCAGCGATTGATACGTCACTGGAGCTGATCATGCGCACCCATCTACAGCGCGCCCGCCGGGCCGCCCTCGCCGATGCCTCCGTGGGCGAGGGTCACGACGAGGACCACCTCGAACTCCTGCTGAGCGCCCCCGTGCAGCCGACCGTGACGTGTCCGGGCTGCCAGCGCGGCTACGAGCGAGGCCGCGCCCACATCTGCCCGACGCCCGCCCCGGAGACCCCCCAGTGAGCCGCTGGGACATCTCCCGCGCCGGCGGCCTGGTCCGGCACCAGGACGGCCGGCTCCTGCTGCCGCTGACACTGACCGCCCCCGGCGGCACGCAGGAGCAAGGCGCGCTTGCCCTGGACCCGGGCGAGGCGGAGCTGCTGTACGCGCAGCTGTCTCACCTCCTCGACCCGGTCGCGGTGCCGCTTCCGCCGGAGCTGGGCGGCTGGACCACCCAGTGACCAGCCACCACCGTCGGCGCCGTGATCCCCTCGGCGGCGGGCTGGCCGGACTCGGCTGCGCGGTCATCATCACCGCCCTGCTGTACAGCCTGGCGCGCTGCGCCGGCGCCTGATCTCCCGGTCCGGCTGTGCGGCGGTACTGCCGGACCGGGCCCTTGCTCTCCCTGCCCGGGGCGGCCACTGACCCCCGGGCAGGGAGTACACATCGCCCCCGCTCCCGCGGCAGCCGCAGGCGCGCCGGGCCACGCCCATCACCAGCAGAAAGGCCACACGTGTCCAAGAAATCAACCCGTCGCGCGGCGGAGGCCAAGATCGCCCGGGACCGGGCCGGCGGGGACCCGCAGCGCCAGCAGCGCGCGCTGAGCGACCGGCACCTCGCCGGCCACCCCGACCACGAAGAACTCCGCCGTATGCAGGAAGAGGGGATCGAGATCCCGGCGTCGCTTCAGCGCCGCTTCCAGGGCCTGTAGCGGCCGACCACTGAACGGAGAGGACACGATGCACGACGAGACCGAGTTCCGACAGGGCATCCCGTTGAGGCTGGGCTGCCTCGCCCTGATCACCGACCATCACGGCCGCGCCCTGATGGTCGAGAAGGCATACAGGGTCGGGTCTGGCCGGTGGGGTCTGCCCGGCGGCTGTGCCCAGGCGGTCCCCGCTCCGGACGTCCCGCACCACCCGGTAGCCGAGGAGCCTCGTGCCGCGGCGTGTCGGGAGGTGCGGGAGGAGACAGGGCTGATCATCAGCGCCCGCCGCCTCCTGGTCGTGCACCACGTCCCGGCAACGGCCCATGCGGTTGCCGGTGTCAACCTGGTTTTCGACGGGGGCCAGCTGCTGCACGAGCCGAACCTGGCACTGCCGGCCAGCGGCGAGATCAGATCGTTCCGGTGGATGACGCCAGAAGAGCTGTCCGAGACGGACCCGCGTACCCGCAAGCGGGTCCTCGCCGCGATCCGGCAGCGCGCCGACGGAACCGGCACTACCTATCTCACCGGCGTCAACGACGAGCCCCCAGGCCGGGCCGCTAGGGAGCTGCTGCCCTCCAGCTGACACGGGAGGCCCCGGCCGCGGCGGCGGCCGGGGCTCACCTCCACAGGAGAAAGAACGGAACATGGGCATCCGGTTTGAGGAACCCGCCGACGAGGTGCCGCGCACCGAGGCAGAGCTGCGGGCGGCCGCCGCGCAGCTGCGCGCCCGGCCCGGGCGATGGGCGCTGCTGGGGCAGGTGCCCGGCGGGTCCGGCGCCGCGCGGACCTACGCGTGGTCGCTGCGCCACGACCGGGTAGCGCTGCCCGGTCGCGCGTTCGACGGAGACGGGCACCGGTATGAGGTGACGGCCGGGCGAGTGATCAACGAGAACCGGGTCTACGCCCGATACCTGTCCGCGGAGTAACCTCCAACACGCGAGGGCCCGGCCGCCGTAGTGGCCGGGCCCTCTGGTGTGCTTCTCCATGGTGGTCTGTGAACCACCAAGGGAAAACACACACCTAGGCGGAAGCGGACGGCGGGGGGTCGGGGGGCGCCCACACCGGGACGACTTCCACCGCGTCATCGGGGTGGAGCTCGACCCGCCGGATCAGCTTCGCGAGCGTCAGCCGCTTGTCCTGCACAGCGATGGTGGTCCACTCCGCGAGGAGCCCTCGCACGGGTTCCCGGTGGGTCGCCGGGTCGGGCCGCGGTGGCGGAGCCGGGGTGAGCGCGTCCAGGCCGGCCTGCAGCCGGTCCCGTTCCGCCTGCAGCCGGTCCCTGGTGCGGAGGTAGGCGTCCTCCGGGATGCGTCCGCGCACGTATCCGTCCGTGGCGCGGTCCAGGGCGGCATCGGCTTCCCTGACATGCCGGGTGAGGCGGCGCCGCTGCTTCGTGGCGTCCGGAGCGGGCTCCGGGGTGGGGGTCACGATGGTGCCGGCGGCGATGGCGTCGATCTCGTCCCGGACGTCGTGGAGCCACGCAAGGACCTGGTCCTCGACCAGGGCGCGGCGGATCCATACCGCCTCGTGGTCCACGGCGCCGCGGGCGCGGGGGCCGCAGCGGTAGGCGTAGCCGCGGATGCCTTTGCACTGGTGGATCGTTGCTGCGCCCCGGCACAGACCGCACCGGATGAGGCCGGCGAGGGGGTAGACGGGTGAGAGGGCGCGGCGGGGAGTGGCTGCGCGTGTGGCGCGGCGGTCGCGGTAGGTGTCCCATTCGTCGCCGGTGATGATGGCCTCGTGTTCGGCGGGCGCGTAGTGGTAGTGATCTTTCTTCTGGCAGCGGCCGGGGTTGCCGCACTGTGCGTCGGGGTTGTGGAGGATCAGCAGCCCGGCGGCGAATCCGGAGTCCATGTACCAGCGGACGGCCTGGTCCTGCCACGGTGCTCCGCGGGTGTTCGTCCACCCGGCTCCGTTCCACCAGCGAGCTACGGTGCCGTAGCCGATGCGGCCGGTGTTGTACTGCTGCCAGGAGTCCACGACGATCTCGGCGGGCGCCGGCAGCACTTCGTAGCGTTCTTCCTGGATGGTCCAGCCGCCCTCGCCGTCGGGTATCCGGCGCGGGTGGCGGCGGTACCCGAACCGCTTGCCGCCGGTCGCGGGCAGGCCGAGGTTGCGGCGGAGCTGGTGGGTTTCCTTCCACTGCTCCCCGGCCCTGTCGGACTCGAACGCCGCGACCTCGAACAGCATGCCGCGGGTGAACCGCCCGGTAGCGGTGGTGGCGTCGATTGCCTCGGTCGCGGACATCAGCTGCCCGCCGACCTGTTCGACGCGCGCCAAGTTGATCGCGACCCCGTACCGCGACCGGCCGAACCGGCTGAACTTCCACACCCAGATCTCGGCCGCGGTGCCGCCCTCCACCGCTTCGATGGCCTGCATCACCTTGCGCTTGAAGTGGCGGCCGGACTCGTCCAGGTCCTCGATCCACAGGGCGATGTACCGGCCGCGCCGCGCGGCGGCTTCCTCGATCACGGCTTTCTGGATCTGGTTGCTGATCTTCTCTTCGCGCCAGGTCGAGACGCGGATGTAGCCGATGGCGGGGATCAGCCCTCGCGCGGTGCCCGCCGGCGGCAGTGGTCCGGTGCTGCGGGGGATGGTGGCGTGTGGCGTGAGCGTCATCTCTGTTCCTGTGTCTCCTCGCCCGTGGCGCAGAGTGCGGCGTCGGCCGCCTGCGGCGCGCAGGGCCGGTCGGTCTGTGTGTCGGGCTCGGCCTCGGGCTGCGTCGCGCCGGGGGCCGTAACGGGCTCGGGGGGTTCGTCGTCCGGCTCGTCCTCCGGTGCGGGTTCGGCCAGTTCGCCGTCCGGCTCGTTCTCCGGCTCCGTCACGGGGTCCGTTGGCGGTTGGCCGGCCGAGTTGCCGGTGTCCCCCTGGTCGTGTTCCTGGGGCGAAGTGTGCCGCATGCCTGCGGCGTCTTCGTTCTCGTCGGGCAGCTGGTCCGTGCCGGCCGGGTCCTGGTTGCCATAGGTGTGGAACTCCCTGTCGGTGTCGGCCGTTTCGTCGGCCGACCCCCGGGCCGAAGGGCGTACCGCCACCCCGGGGGTCGGCTCCGGAGCCGGTCCCGGGTCGTAGTCCGGTGCGGTGAGTACCGGTGGTGCCGGCTGGGGCGCCTGTCCCGCCGGGGGCGCGAGGGCGGCGACGCCGACCAGCGCCCCCACTGCGGCTACGCCCACGGCCGGGCGGGTCAGCCGGTCCCACACGACGATGGCCCCGCCGACCAGCACGGCCAGGCCCCCGGTGATCAGCCTGAGGTGCGACCGCTGCCGCGGCGTCTCGCGGCCTGCACGCAATTTCTCCTGATGCTCGGCCAGGGCCGCTGCGGTGGTTTCATCCACCGCTGCCTGGTACTGCCTGCCCAGCAGCCCCGGTACCTCCGCGGCATCGGCTCGTACCAGCGCCATGGCCGCCAGCTGCACGTCAAAGTGCGCAACTTTCCTGTTCATGCTGCCCCCTTACCGCCCTGTAGGGAGCACCTCACGCTGCCACTGCAATGTGCAGGAATCTAGGGGTATGCGCTGAATCGCGAAGAAAGTGACGAAACGTCAGACCGGCAAATGGGACATCAGCATCAAGCGGTACGGCGCTGTGCCTCCGCGTCCGCCAGTTCGGCCTCCAGCTGGGCCATCTTCTTGCGGTACTCCCGGATCAGATGGCGCCGGATCGGCTCGGGGGCCGAGCTCTGCCAGAGATGCACTTCCATCACGTCCGCCGGGTCATACGGCAGCTGACCGGGATCAGCGGACCGTGGCTGCTCAGTTGGCACCGCGCGGGGCAGCACCTCCACGTCCGTTCCGTCGCGGTACGCGCGACCAAGCGATCCGGGCTGCAAGCGCAGCGCCGCTTCCCACCCTGGCCTCTTCCTCCGGCTGATCGAGGTCTTGCCGCGCTCGGTGGCACTGACGGTTGCGGCCGTGATACCGACACGGTCGGCCACCGCCTCTTGGGTGAGGTCTAGCTCGTCTCGTCGCCGTGCCAGTTGCTGCCCGACACGGGTGGGGATGTCGACGGAGGGCTCGGTCATGCCCTGGATGATCCCCGTTTTTCTCACAAAAGTCTAGAACTCCGCTGCGTGACTACGCGTGAACCAGGAGAGAAGCCCGTCCAATCACTGGTGTTTCTCTAGAAGTTCTGCTTGACTTCTCTTATGCTCCTCCAGACCAACGGCACCAGGATCCGCGAGCTTCGGCAGCTCGCCGGGCTCACGCTCGCCGAGTTCGCCGAGGCCGTGGGCTACACCTACAACTACGTCTCCCAGATCGAGCTGGGCCACGTGAACGGCGGCATCCGGTTCCTCCGTGCGGCCGCCACGGTGCTCCACTGCACGATCGAAGACATCACCGCCGGCCGCCGGACTCCGGCTCGGAGTGCGGCGTGAACACGGCGCCTGTTCCCCGGGACGTCGCTCTGCGGGCGGCGGCCGACCAGCTGGTCGCTGCTGTCGCTCTCCGGGCGTCGCGTACTCCGCACGAGGCGGCGGTCGCCGCCTGGTACCCCGGGCATCCGCTCGGCACGGTCCAGGCGATAGAGGCCGAGGTCCGGCGCCGCCGCGAGCGGCAGCAGCCGGCCCACGTCGCCGCCTAGCCCGCACATAGATGTGGGGCCGCCCCGCAACGCGCCACGTCTCGGGACGACCCCTCGACCCACCCACAACGAGAAAGGGGCAGGCCAGTGAGCCAGCCTACCGACACCCCTACCGCCTCCGCGCCGGAGGACGAACGTGATCCGCTGGCGCCGCTCGCCGCCTGCGAGGCCGGCATGTTCCGTATCGGCGTCCTCGCCCGGCGCCTGCGGGCCGAGCACCCCGACATCCCGCTGTACGCCATGTCCCCGGTCTGGAGCCTCCTGGACGGGCATCTGACGCTGGACATCCATGCCGATGACGCGGCGTCCGCCCACGCCTGGGCCGAGGTCTGCGGCGGCATCACCGTCACCAGCACCGTGGTCGAGCCCGGCATCCCGGGCGGCCTGTGGCCGCACCTGTTCCGCGGCACCGGTCAGGTCGACGGCGTCCCGGTGCTGATCCACTGCGCCGACTTCCTCACCGCCGGCCAGGCCGCGGACCTCACCACCGCCCAGCTCCAGGACGGCGGTGACCCGTCATGAGTACCAATCTGCTGATGGCCGCGTTCGCCGCCGGTGAGCGGCTCGCCGCCTGGGCCCCGCAGACCCCCCTGGGGGCGGACCAGCGCGTGACCACCTGGGCCGGGCAGGAACGCCCGGAGCTGCGGGTGCAGTTCGCCGCCGGGTGGGCCGTCCGCGCGATTGCCGGCGCCCGCCTGTCCCCGCTCCGCGTCCGCCCGGTCGGCACCGGCGGCCGTACCCTCGAAACCATGGTCCGCGGCTGGGACCGCGGCGTCCACTGGACCGCCTGGGCCATCGAGCCCGCCCCCTACGGGCCCGTCCACGCGGAGAGCGTCACCATGCCGGACGGCACGATCTGGCACCGCACCGGGCAGCACCACCTCACCCGGGAGGTGCTGTACGCCCCGTGGGACCCCTCCCGCACCCGGGTCGAACTGGACCTGGCCGCCACCGAGCTGGGCCTGGGCCTGTTCGACGGCCGCCCCGCCCTCCCGCCGGACCTCCCGCCCCGGCTGCCCGTCCGGCAGCCGCGTCGCCGCCCCGCTCTGGTCGTACCGCTGCGGCAGATGCCCACCGCCCTGACCCACCGCCCCGCCGGCGGCGCCCGATGAACGTCCCCGACTCCCGCACCCCCGGCGCGGCCGGGTCCGCTACCGGCGCGCGCGTGCCGGTAGCGGACCCGGGCCACCTGGCCGAGCAGCGCCACCTCCTGGACCCGGCCGACCGGGCGTTCACCAGCCTCGCCCCCCGCTCCGCCGCCCCGGGCGGTGCGCGGTGACGCCCGGCGCGGCGCTGGCCGAGCTGCTGGCCGACTGGGCCGACAGCCGGTACGAGCCCGAGCCCCCCGCCGCCCCGACCGTTCCGATCACTCAACCCCCTTACCGGAGGCACCCGTTGGTGGACACCCCGATGAACGGCACGTCCCCGGCCGCCGCCGCGGCCGAGAACAGCCCCGAGGCCCCGCTGGCGAACGCGGTCGCCCCGGCTGCGGTCCGGCCCGGCCTGGTCGCACTCGCCGAGCAGGTCCTCTACGGCGAGGCACCCGAGCAGCGGGTTGCCGCCGATCGCCTGGCCCGCCGCCTCCTGGAAGCCGCCGCCGCAGCCGACGACATCGCCCGCTGCGCCCTGTGCGACTGCACCGAGGACCGGCCGTGCCCCGGCGGCTGCGCCTGGGTGCCGGGCGGCGGCCTGATCGACCTGTGCTCGGCGTGCGCCATCGATGAGGACTGCGGCACGGCGGGCTGTGGCACGGACGAGGATCACGGGCAGCACGAGCCGGGCGCCCCGGACCGCTACGGCTGGATCTCCGCCCGCATCCACGGCACCGGCCTGCCGCCCGTCTGGTACTGCTCGCCCCGCTGCCACCTCACCAGCATCGGCCGCCAGGCCGGCGAGCTGGCGGCCGCCGAGCTCAGCCTCGCCGACCTGCTCGCCGCCGAACGCGAGGCCGCCGTCACCCGCGACCCGGTCACCACGACCGCGGCGTCGGCGGTCACCAGCTCGCCGGTGACGATCGACCTGGACGGCGGCCCCGCCCTGGTCCTCCTCGGCGCCGTCACCGACCGGGTAGAGGGCCGGCTGCTGGTCACCGGGCACGCCGCGCTCGGCACCACGGTGCGGGACGGCTGGCACCGCATCACCGCCGTCTCCGGCCTGGACGAGGACATCCCCTCGCCGGAGGTGCAGATCACCACCCGCCTGCCCGAGGACCGCGGCGCCCCGTGCGTGCTCACCCTGGCCTGGACCGCGCCGACCGCCCCCGCAGGCGGTGATGTGCGGTGACCCCCACCAGGGATGCCTACCTGGGCTGGACCCGCCCGGCCCACGCCGCCGGCTGCACCGGACAGTGGGAGGTCGCGGTCCGCACTGCCCCCGACAGGCGGCGCCGGGCGGGCGGCCCCCCGCACGCCTGCCCGCAGTCCGCCGACGCCGTGCCCGCGCTGGCGCTGGCCGACATGGACGACGCGCAGCTGCGCAACCTCGGCGTCGTCGTGCCGGACGCGCCGGGGCAGGGGCTGCGGTCGGCGGTCACCGACCTGGTCGGCGAGCCCGCCGCGCAGTGGCTGGACGACGTCCCCGGCGGTGCGCCGTGACGCCGCGGCGGGAGCTGACGAAATACAACGTCGGGGCGCTCCGGCCGGTCACGGCCGAGGAGATCACGGCGGCGTTGCGGCTGGTCGCCCGCCGAACCGCAGCGCTGGGGGACGGCCTCCTGATGCGCGATGCCCTCGGTCTGCCCGAGCCGGGCGGCGGTGAGGACCGGTGAGCGTCATTACCTGGCTGGCGCTGCTGGCCGGCTGCCCGGCGGCCGCGCTGTGCCGCACCTGGCCCCGCCGCGCGCGGGACCTCTGACCGGTCCGGCCGCCCGGTGCCGCCCCTCCGCCCAGGCGGCCGGACCACCACCACACCTTGACCTGGAGACGATCCTGATGAACACCACCATCGCACCCGGCGGTCCGCCGGGCGCGCCGAGCGCGGAGGAGATCGCCGCGGCGGTCCGTATCCTCACCGCTGCCTGGGACCCCGCCACGACCGCCCCGGCCGCCGACGACGAGAACGACGCCGACCTGGGCGATGACTGCGGCTGCGGCGGGAACTACGACGACGCCGAGGACGACCCCGGCTCCGGCATCCTCCCCAAGTGCACCTGCGCTCCCGGCTGCTCGTGCGACCTCTGCGTGCAGGACGACTACGACCGGGCCGCCCGCTGCACAGCGGCCATCACCGACCCCGCGGGCGGATACCCGCGCGGGTGCGGTAAGCCCTCCCGCCTGGAGGTCACCGCCTGGCAGACCAGCCGGATCACCGGCCTCGACCCGGACCACGCCGCCCAGTGCACCAAGGAGCTGCACCACGCGTGCGACCGGGCCGATGTCGAGCTGGGACACCGGCCGCACGAGCGGCAGGCCGGCACCGCCTGCTCGATGGCCCACGCCCGGCAGATCGGCGAGCAGCTGCCCGGGTACGAGCAGCGAGCGGGCGGGGGCGGCTGGCACATCCGCACCTACACGCACCTGCCTGTCTTGAACGGGGTTCGTTGGCCCCAGGGGAACGGACCGAGTGGCCCCACCCCCTCGAACGGTCAGACGACCGTTCACCCGGTCCCCGGACTGCCTCTT